TTATTAAAGTATACAATACAAAACTATGTTGATTAAATCCGTAAACTTGTATATTCTTAAAGAAAGGAATCTTACTATTACCTATAGAAGAATTGCTTAAAGTTTGTGACGATGAAGATGTGTCGCCTATATATCCCCAGTCAGCATCACCTGCAATAGAGTTATTATATAGATTTCTACTGTTATAATCTGCCGCTAAGTTTAGAGGCTCATTAGTAGGTAACTGCGGACCTCTTCTGCCAGACGTAGTAATAACAGGTTTGTTTGCATCTTTGTAGTAATATGTATAGTAGTTATACCACATATTGCGAATGCTATTTCCAGTGTCATCATGGAATGCAATATCTATAGGATCATAGTTGATTTTTGTTTGCACAATACGCTTACGATTATATTGATTCATCGTATGTGTGGCAAAACTATATGACGGCAATTTAATGGTTTTTACAGCTAATCCAAAGTTTGTGCCTGTAGATAATCCAACTGCGTATGCGGCTGGATTTATTTCAAAATATACATGGAATAAAAACTTAAGTCTTGGTGCATATTGATATGCATTTGTTCTAAAAGTTTTTGCGGCGTGAGTATAATCACGCAGGTAGTCATTGCCGAAGAATCCTTCGGCAGTGTCTTTAAGTAGATTTTGAAAAAATCCAGACATGGATTAAAGACTAAAAGTTGTCAATTAACCTTGACCAGCACCGATACCAGTAACAATAGAACCACCTAAGATACGACCGATGTTTTGACCAACACCTGAAGTCAATGGAGATTGAACTGCATTATCGTAACGAATAGTCAATGCTATTGTAGCTACTTCATTTGAACCATAGTTCAATGCACCATAGTTAGCTGTCTTTAAATAGCAACCATAGCATTCCCAGGTTTCTAGTACTTGAGGAACAGCGGTACCGTTACCACCGTCTAAGATTTCAATGTTTGTTTGGAACTTATAATCTTGACCAGTTGCGGCTGAAGCTTGTTCTACCATATCTAGTTGTTTTTGTACTTGTTGGCCAACTATTTTAGAAACGCTACCCTGAGCATCATCTCTTAAATTAACTGTCAACTCATTCCAACTATGTCTACCTGCCAAATATAATGTTGAGTTATATACTGGTAATGTAATTTCTTCAAAACTAATTTGCGGTCTATTAATATCTACTACTTGCTTTGTTAATTCAACTGAGCTTGCGCTAGTACCAATATTCAGAAAGTTAACTCTGAAACGATATTGTAGTTTTGGCATCAACAAGCCTTGGTTTCCACCTGCGTTGTCTGACGCTACGGTCATGTTAAATAATGATTGTGAGGCTGCTGCCATTTTTTTCTCCTGTTATTAATATTTATCTTTATAAAGATACCCCTTTCGGGGTATCATTTATGTACCTGATATCTCACCTGTGTTTAATATACGCACCGGGATGTAGATGAATTCAGCCGCTTTTACTGGCTCAATCGCAACGTCTACCCATAGTTCGTTTCTATCAATTCTTGCAGGTGTATTGTTTTGTTCATCACATTGTACAAGATAATCATAGATACCACGTTTAGCTACTAAATCAACCATCAATGTTTGAATGACACCGGCGATTTGATTTCGTGTTAATGCGTCATTTGGTTCAAATACGAATGGTCTTGCTGCCAATGTTAGTTGACGGCGTACATAGTTAATTAGTCGAGAAACGTTTGTTCTGTTCCATGCAGAGTTTGTTTCTTTACTATTCTTATTACCATAATTCAACAAACCAATACCAGTGAAGAACACTAATGGGTTAATCAAGTTAATATACAATACATCACGTATACCTAAACGTGTCTTGATTGGTGTAAACTCGCCTGTTGTACGATCCAAGTAACCAATATTTAACGCATTGTCAATGTTACCTCTACGAGTGCCTGCAGCCGCTAACCAAGGATAAGCGATAGTGTCATTGCGTAAGAATGTGCGTAACATCATATGTGATGCTGGAACAACAACTTCATTACCACTCAAGTCATTTGTGATACCACTTGGGTAGAATAGACCTAAGTTTTCATTGCGTGTGACTAATCCTGCTTCTCCTGTAGATACAGCACCTGCTGTGTTGTTAGCCCAAGCTTGAATATCAGTAGCACTATCAGCTAATCCTAATGGAGTGTCACCAATAATATAACCTGTATCACCGCGGTCTCCGTTTAATACAACCATGTTAGGTTGTAGTTCTGGATAGTTAGGAGTAGCCATCAAGTTGAAGTAGTTATCTTCGTCACGAATGTCTGTGTTTGTATCAAGTGCTGAACGCAATGCTTGTACAACCATAGCACGTTGAGCGGAACGTCCCATATAAGGTGCACCACTTGCAGTATTACCACTTACTGTTACCCATGATGCTGTCTCTGTTGGGTAGCTAGCTTCATCAGGGAAGTTAGTTGGAGTGAAGTAGTTGCTACGATATTGTTTAATATTATAACCTGAACGGCGTGTGTTGAATAACAACATACCTTGTGGATATAGTGCTGGATTAGGAGCATCTAAATCTAAGTAGTTGCTTGTTAGTAAACTAACGATTGTTGGGATAGGATCATCAGTAATACTTGTAGTACCATTTGTTGCCCAACGTGCATCTTGGAATAGAACACCCGTTGAACCTGTTTGGTCAGTATTGTTAATCAATACCCACGTATCTTCACCATTGACTGCTTGCCAACGACTGATCACTGGATATATTTCTAAGTTACTTGTATCAATCCATAAGTCACCGTATACTAGTGCTGTATCGTCACTTTGTGTAGTTGGTGCTGTTGCGCTGATAATAGGGCCATTAGGGTCAGTTGTATTTGAGCCACTTGATGCTGGCGCGCCGGTTGTGTCATAGTTAGTATTTTTGTAACCAATCCATGCACCACCTTTTTGAACCATAATATCAACTTCATCAACTACAGACCAGAACCAGTTAGTATTATTCGCAGGTTCTGTTACTGGGGCGCCTTCGTTTGAAGTATAAGTGAATTCAACCCAGTTACTTAACTGAGTTTGATATCCTATAGTGGGTGTTCCTGATACAAACATAATCGCTGTTGCCGCACCACTAGTAACCTCACTAACTATAACTTCCAAGTCATTAGCGGGCGTTGCACCACCTAAAAAACTACCGTCAATAGTGATTAGATCACCTATGGTATATCCAGTACCACCACTAATACCATTTCCGTTAATAGCATATGCTCCAGATATAGCACGAACTGAAATCGTGGCACCATCACCACCTGCAGGAGAAACTGATGAGTTTACACCATCCTCAAGTGTTAAATCAATGTTAACACTATAAGTTGGACCATACTTAACACCAGTTGTCGTGCCAATAACAAATCCTGCTTCTGCTATTAAACCATTAGAAATACCATTTGCTGTATATGAAGAATCAACTGCATCATTCATTGCAATTTCACCACCTTCGGTATGAGTTAGTTGAATAGAGCCTTCCGTCGTAACAATTGCTGTTGTGTAAGGGATACCAGCCGCCGCCCATGCTGTTACAAAATCTGTAGCATCACTATTGTCAGCTAACGTAAACTCATACGGTGAACTTAATGATGTATTACCAGGAACAGACACTTGAACCGTCATATAATATGGTCCAGCGGTAAAGTCAGGTGTTGTATTAGTGCCTGTTACAACTGTTGGACCTGTTGCCAATCTTTCCCAGAAATAAAGTGGAGCTGTTCTTACGACACCATCAAAGAAATATTGACCATATATAGTGCCTGCAGGGATCGCTTGACCACCTGTTGCATCTGCAATATATGTAGAGCCCCAATCACTGGTAGCTAAAACTGCATTTTTTGCTATGAAGGATGCAGTAGCCGCACTATATTTTGACATTACCGGAGTTAATCCGTTACCTGCAGAACCAACTTTAATCCAAACAGATCCTGTTGGTCTTGGTGTTGCCTGACTGCTAGTCCATAGTGGCATTTGGGCACTAGTGCCATATGCTACGAATGGTTGGTAGAAGATGCCGCCGGCCGCGCCAGAATAACCAGGAGCTAGAATACCCATATCGAATAGAGCAGTACCAGTGGATACTTCAAAAATAGACAAATATCCAGTTGAGGTTCCAGTAATCAATATTTGGTTAGAAAATATGCAAAGTTTACCACTACGCACTTCAGCACTAATACCAGCATAGCCTAAATCATTAATAACAGTTGCAACTCCTTCTACGGTATTGTTAGGAGATGCAGGAACTTCAATAGTTACATTAGTTAGTAAACCAGAAAAGTTAATAGTAAACTCATCACCAGCTGACAACGTAGGATTAGACTTAGTACCTTGTGCTACAGGAATATCATTTCTCCAAGCACTACCACCTAATACAACCCAAGCATTGTTTGTTGTTTTATAATAATAAGTTCTATCAGTTCCTGTAGGAGAATTTGTTACTTGGATTGCATTAACTGCATAATCACCTATACTGCCAATACTTGATAAAGGTAATCCACCAGATATATCCGTAGCTGTTGTTATAACAATTGGAGTTTGTAGTGCGAATTGACCAGTAGATTGGTTAAATTCATATATACCCCATGTTGAAGTGGTAGTATCTAACCAATATGTACCATCAACAGGTGCTCCTGTTGGACGACCAGTTTGACCTACTAAACTTGCCAAGTCAATGTCACAACGTAGTACGTAGCAACGATTTGTAACTCCTAGTAAAGAGTAAGCCGCTAACAAACCATATTCGTTAAGTTCGTAGCCTTGAATTGGTGTACCATTTGTCGTTGTGTAGAAGAACGGTGTACCATATAAGTTTACTAAATCACGTTGACTTGTTACTTGATATAATTTATTTGCGTTTGCGGCTGTAGTCGCTACCGCTACACCTGTACCACTAGCATTTGCTTTATTCTGTGCAGTTGCTAATAGAACTAGTGGGACTGAATTTGT